CTCCACGAGAGCCGGGAGACCATCGTCAGCCTCGTCAGGGCTGCTGTCGCCAACGCTGCTCGCACCAGCGGCGAGGCGGGAGCCATCGAGATCAAGGTGCGACTGTGAAGGGGAACGGATGACCACATCTTCCGCCCCCGTCAAGCGAGCAATCGTGCAGAAGCTTCGCGCTTCTCCGGCTCTTGTGTCCGCCATCGCAGGCGGTATCCACGAGGGGATTGCTCCCCGCAAAGTCCGCTACCCGTTCATCGTCTACCAGCTCATCACGGCCTCGTATTCGTATACCTGGTCGAACGTGATCCTGGCGCCGATGTTCGACGTGTGGGTCTATGCGGAGAACCCCGTCGATGCCAATAACATCGACGCGCTCATCAACTCTGCACTCGCCGAGGCTGTGCTGGACGTTGAAGAGCAGTCCACCATGCTTTGCCGACGAGTGGCTGATCTGCCGACGGGGCCAGACATCGACTCGGAGGGCAAGCGCATCTACCAGGTTGGAGGCTCGTACTCCATCTGGACCGAACAGCCAGGGAGCTAGCCCATGGCTGTGACCACGATCCACGGCAAGAACGGTGCCATCTACATCAACGAGGTGAAGGTCACCAACAAGACCGAATGGAACCTCAACATGTCCCGCGATTACGCGGACGTATCCACGTTCCGTGACAGGAACAAGGTGTACGCCGCAGGGTTGCGTGACATCTCGGGGACTTTCTCGGGCCTGTTCTCGACGGACGGGGATCTCGCTCTTCTCTACAGCGATGGCGTTGCCTACAACGTGAAGCTGTACGCGGAGGATCCGGGGATCCTGGTCGCCGAGGGACCAGCCTTCCTTGATGCCAGTGTCACCGCCTCGAACTCGGACGCAGTCCGTTGTTCGGGGAACTTCCGCGCCGCAGGTACGTGGATCGTCTACTAGCTTTCACTGAAAGGAATGCCCCGTGGCAGTTTCAGGAACCGCCCTACACGGCAAGAATGGCGCGATCTACCTCCACGGCGCCAAGGGCGCTGGGGGTGTCAAGCTCGTCAACAAGACCGAGTGGACGCTGAACCTCTCGAGGGACTACGTCGACTCCACGGTCTTCGGCGACACGAACAAAACCTACCTGGTCGGCCTCAAGGACATCCAGGGCCAGTTCGCCGGCCTCCTCTACGTCGCAGGCGATGCCCAGGTCAACGCGACCAACTCGGACGCGATCGACATCTACCTCTACGGTGACGACCGTGACAGCTTCGAGCTGCTGATCGCCAGCGGCCCGGGCCTGATGGACGCCTCCATCACCGCGTCCAACACCGACGCGATCAAGACCAGCGGAAACTTCCGGGCGGCAGGCGCCTGGGCCGTGTTCTCGACCGGTTCCCTCTAACAGCGGGAACCCTCTCGTAACATCCGATGACGACGGGGTCGGCTTTCACATAGCCCCTCCCGGCCTTGGCCGGCCCCGTTTCATCGAAAGGATGGCGAATGGGATATCTGTTCAAGCAGATCAAGTCCGGTACATACCGACCAGCCGGCATGATCGACATTCCATTTCTCGGGGCAAAGGTCGGCGAAATCAAGACTTGGACGTTGCAACGGCGTGGAGATGAGGGTCCCGATGCGGGCCTTTACGATCTTCACGCCGTCCTTTCATTCATGAGCGAGGCGCTCTGGAACGATGACGAGTACACCAAGCGTGTGGTCGTCAACATCAGTCCATTCAGGCAGTACAGGCTCGAACAGATCCCGGGGATGCGAACGGTCCTCACCGGGCGGAGCCTTCTGATCGAAGGAGTAACTCTCAATGGCACGGACGACGACTCTCGCACCTGACTTCCTGGAGGAAGAGGTTACTGTCCGCGGGACGACCTACCGCCTCCGCGAATTGTCAATCGGTGACTACGACGAGCTGGTGAAGAAGGCAACCCACTCGATCACAAACCCGATCACGGGCGATGACCAGGAGACGGTCGACAACTCCCTCCTGCTCAAGCTGATGGTCATTCGCTGCTCGGTCGAGCCCAAGCTCACCGCCGAGTCGCTTTCCGCCATGCCGATGAGGGTGGTCCTCAAGCTCAACCAGACGGTCAACCGGATGCACTACGGCGACGAGCCGGAGAGCAAGCCGGATGCTGCTCCCGATGAGGGTGAGCAGGGAAACGCCTGACCACTCGTGACCTCATCTTCCGTATCGCTCGCTGGTACGGGAAATGGCCTCACGAGGTAGCAGCACTCCCTTTTCATCTCTACCTCGCCTTGCGCGAGGACTGGGTCGCGGTCCACGCCCAGGGCACCCCCGACGGAAACGTCGGGCCCACTCCCGAAGACGTGGTCGAGTTCAACGCTGAGGCTTTCAGGGGAGAGTCGGTGTAGCGATCGGGAGATCCGATGGCTGGAGAAACGGGCGAGATCAGCAGCGTTGGCGTGAAGCTCACGCTCGAGGCTGGAGATTTCCTGACAGGACTCGGCCAGGCCGAGTCCAAGATGAACGCGCTCCAGGAGCAGGCGAAGACAGCCGGCTCCGCGGCGTCCCAGTTGACTGCCGGACGGGGATCTTCCTCGTCCGGGTCTCTGGCTGCCCAGGACCAGACCACCGTCTCCGTCGGGCTTACCGTCAGCAAGGCAGCGATCAAGGAACTCCGAACCCAGATCACGAGCGATCTGGGTTCGATCCCAGTCACGATCGATCCCATCCTGTCCAAGGAGGGACTGGCCTCGATCAAGAGCATGCTGGGATCCGTCGTGGCCGACATGTACGGCAGCTCCCAGCAAACGTCCGAGGAACGCGTCTCCCGCTCCGTACGCAAGGGTCCGCAGCGCCGAGAGTTCGGTGGTCCCGTGTCCGCCGGACATCCCTATCTCGTGGGCGAGAAGCGGGCCGAGGTCTTCAGGCCCAGCACTTCGGGCGTGATCTTCCCCGACGCTGACCAGTACCGCCGCCGCGAGATGGAGTCCGTTCGCCGCGAGCAGCAGAAGCAGGTCGACCACCAGAGGAACATCGCCACCTACATGCAGCGCATGGCGGGTGGCCCCGTTGAGCCCCAGGGACCGCTCCAGCGCCGCCACGAGCGTGAGATCGGGCGCATCCGTGGTGGTGGCGTTCGCGGCCACGGCGGGAAGTACGGGTCGGCGAGGCCCGGATCCTCTAGGACGGCATTCGCAGAACCGGGGTGGGCTCATCATGTAACGGACGAACTCAACCCCATCCGAAGTTCGAGCATCCCCGGCGTGAGGCCACTTTCCCGTGGCTTCTATGGCGAGCCGTCGTCCTCGTGGTGGGGCGGAGGGATCCAGCCCCGGTACGGCCATGCCGCCGTTCGCACACGCCCGACACGGGACTTCCTGAACGAAGGCACCTACTTCGACTCCGCCGGATCTCCGTCACCAGTCTGGCGAACCTCGAGCGTCGTCCCGCGCCCTCGCCTCCAGTACTGGGGCGACGACAACGACTGGCACAGCTTCCGGCGTGGCCGCGCCCGCATGGCCGGCGGACCCGTGGAGCCCCAGGGTCCTCTGCAGCGCCGCCTGGCGGGTCTGCCGCCCCTTGAGCGACCTCGGCCCCAGCCAGTTGACACTCGCCCGGTAGAACCGGAATGGATGCGGCGCGCCCGCGAGCGCACGCTGCCGCCCAAGCAGTACCAGATGTCCGGTGGACCGGTCTTCGCAATGCGTCCGGGTGGCAGCCACACAGGGCTGCGCGGAGACAGGTTCCGAAGCGCCCCCCCCAACCCCCCGCACAAGCAGCTCAGGGCGCGGCTGAACGACTACGGCTACCAGTCCCAGCATCAGGTTGACCTCGGTGATCTTGCCGAGCAGATGATGGGTGCCTGGGCGGGCTCCTCGCGCAACGACACGAGTGCCCTCACCCAGCTCGCGGCTGCCGATGAGTTCGGCATCGACCCGGGCCGACATCGGAGCAGGCATGATCGCGACCGGGGAGCCCGGATGCGGATCCTCCGGGAGGCGCATAGCCAGACCCAGGAAATGCTGCAGGAGCAGAGGATCAAGGAGGTTGACCTCTTCCGTGGCGCACGCGTATCGGAGGACTTCGCCTTCGGGGACGAGGCCCAGCTCTGGGATCAGAACCCGCTGTCCTCGTGGACGACCGATGCCAAGACAGCCCGGTACTTCGCCAACTCGAGGAGCACGAAGGGGAAGAAGCCCGTCGTCTTCTCTGCCAGGGTTCCTGCATCGAGGATCCTGAGCGGTCCCGAGAGCGGGTTCGGGGCGACGGGCGAGAGCGAGTTCGTGGTCCTGGGATCGCCTACGGGGATGGACTTCGTCTCAGCCTACGACCCGGAGGACAAGCGTCTTCGGAAGCGTCGTACACCGTTCTCGCGCCGCCAGGGTGGCGGCCGTGTCCGTCCGTCCCGTTCGCTCGAGTCCCGCGCCCTGCGCATGTTCGGCGAGACGGACGAGATCACCGAAGCCGGATACGTCACCCCGTCTGGGCGCTACCTCGACTTCAGCGGTCGGCACCAGGCCGGCGGCTACAGGCGGGAGGGGAACCGCTTCGTTCCCGAGAGCCGCCGCAACCCCCGGGACTACCTCGCCTACCAGCGCAACGTCGATCATCGTGAGGCGTGGCCGCTCTTCCCTGATCGCTCCCGGGGGACTGACTCCGAGGCGATGAACTGGATGATGGAGCGCGGCTTCATCCGCGTGTTCAGGGCCGACCCGGACGAAGAGTCGTTCATGGGCTCGATCGTCAAGCCGATCAACGAGCGGCAGGCCGAGCGGATCCGGCGGGACATGCCCTCCCGGACACGGGCCATCTTCGACATCCACGATCGCCACGGGTACGTCAAGGGTGAGGTCGGCGATAGCGACGACCAACTCCCGCCGTACCTCGGTCGGGCCATTCGCGAGGCGAATGAGATTGCGTCGTTCAACCCTTGGTCGGACTTCAAAGGTCGCAAGTTCATGCGC